TTTAAAGGAGATTTCTTTATGGATTTATTTGTTATATTTGGAATCGGTATTTTGGTCGGTATAGTTTGTACGACTGTAGCTACTCGTACTAAGTCGGTCGGCTTCCTTAGAGTTGATACGTCGGATTCGGACGATGGTCCATATTTGTTTTTAGAACTGTCAAAAGACATCGGAGAGATATATCGAAAGAAATACGTAACGTTTAAAGTAAGTCTTAAAAACTTCATTCCGCACGAATAACACCCTCTCTTATGGGACTGATTAGATCTTTATTAAAAGGAGGATTAAAATGGATGAAGAAATCAGAAAATTGTTAGAAGAGGAGATTAAGGCGGAAATTCGAGACTTATCTACCTTGGAACCGGGGAGCAAAGAGAAATCAACAGCAATTGAAGATTTGGCTAAGCTTTACAAATTGAGGATCGAGGAGACTAAAAACGAATGGGACTTTAATGAAAAGTATGAATCACGTGACAGTGATATACAATTCAAGAAGGACCAGTTAGAAGAACAAGTCAAAGATCGATACTTCAGATTTGGAGTAGAAGCAGCGGGTATTATATTGCCGTTGATATTTTACGCGATCTGGATGAAGAGAGGTTTTAAATTCGAAGAAACCGGAACTTACACCTCGACGACATTTAGAGGATTATTTAACCGTTTTAAACCAACAAAGAAATAGGGACTTAAATAGTTTCAAAAGAACGGAGAGTCGTGTGAATTACACGTTCTCTTCGTTTTTCCGGCGAGTTTTTCGGACGGGCTATACCTTATCATTAAAAAATACATATTTTTCAAGGGTTGCGAGAAAAACGACCTCGTAGAATCCGTTTTAAGGCTTGTTAAAAGATTAACTAATGGTATAAGTCATAAAATGGGTAAAATCGCTTAAATAGGCTAATAAGGGCCTTAGAAGCGATATGCCTTATTTTCATGCTATTTTTAGATAAAAAAGGCTGTTTTTAATAAATTTACGCGAAATTTACAACTTATATTATGGAAGAAATATTTAACTTTATGGAGGTATTAAATATGAGTATTGTAACAAAAGTAGCAAAAATGAGATTGATGTTTCATGCTAATATGCTTGACGTCTGCAATATTGCCAATCAATTGGGAATATTGAAAGATGAAAAAGCAGAAGAGGTAATGAAGGGTCACACAATGAAATGCTTTGACGCAATGGAACATATGGGATTAGATCCATACGGTAAATTGAAAAAATCTGAGAAGGAGTCCTAACAAGGGCTCTTTCTTTTTACGCGAAATTTACAACTTATATTATGGAGAATCAGTTAGCTCAGTGGTAGAGCAACACGCTTATGTAGTGTAGACACGGGTCCGAATCCCGTACTGATTCTCTGAGATTTGGAGTCCTAAACAAGGACTCTTATATTTTGAAAGGAGAGAAAATTATGAAAGGAATTAAAAATCTAAACAGTTTGTTTCACCGATCCAAGTTACACTTGAAGCGGGCCTCTCCCACCATTCTAACTTATGTCGCTGCAATTGGGGTTGTGGCTACATCTGTAATGGCCGTGAAGGCGACACCAAAGGCTATGATGCTTTTAGAACATGCTACGGACGAGAAAGGAGAGGAACTCACTAAATTAGAAGTTGTTCGAGTGGCAGGACCGGTTTATATCCCAGCGTTAGCAATTGGTGTATCTACAATTTCATGTATATTTGGAGCGAACGTGCTTAACAAACGCAACCAAGCATCTTTAGTTAGTGCTTATGCGATGTTGAGTGAATCTTATCAACAGTATCGAAGGGCTGCCAACACTATTTATGGCGAAGATGCTGATTCTAAGATAATTGCCGAGGTTGCAAAAAAGAAATATATTTCGGCAGGCGGTTGTTATATCCATAACCCAGATTCTGATTCCGAGGAACTTTTGTTCTACGATTCCTTTTCTCAAAGATATTTTACATCTACTATGTCTTCGGTTTTAAATGCTCAATACCATGTGAATAGAAACTTTACTTTAAGGGGTTGGTCGAATTTAAACGAGCTTTATGATTTTCTAGGATTAGAAGAACATTCTGGTGGAGATGTAATTGGGTGGTCTGCTGACGAAATGATCGAATGTGGGTTGACACCATGGATTGATTTTGAGAATTGTCTTGTGGAAATAGATGATGGTTTAGAGTGCTATATCATATCGACACTTTTTGAACCGACAGTTTTAGATTCGGATTATAACTAAATACGCTAAAATTACAACCACTATTATGAAAGGAGGTAATTGCTTTATGAATAGTAAATTAATTAAAATCCTCGGTATTGGAGCAACTGCAATCGGAATGGGAGCAACGCTCGTAACCGATTGGGTTAACGACAAGAAGATGGATGAAAAGATTGAGCAAAAAGTAATTGAAGCGCTTACCAAAATAAATGAAAGAGAGTCCTAACAAGGGCTCTTTTTCTTTGTTAGAAAGTAGGGAGGCGATCAGAATCCGTAATCAGGAAATGTGCGATATGGTAATATCAATAATTAACAAGTACGTAGACGAGTATTTACGTGTTACTGATTATCTCGGACAAGTTAATCCGAAAGAAATAAAAGAATACTTAGAAGATCTTAGTTATGCGAGATGGGCGGCTTATGAAATCATAGATCGTCTGAACACCGAGGCCGAACGTCTCCCTTCTCATATAACTGGATCTTTACGAGAACCTGTACCACCAGTTGATATTATTGCAGGATTCATGGATGACATGGAGTGTTATATATACGATGGTTGTAGCGAGAAACACGAGCGTATATTTACCATTGCCAAGGATGTTACAGATGATATCATTCTGTTATTTTTGTAAATCGAAAGGAGAAACCATGAATAAACCAAAATTATCTAAAATTACTAAGGGTATTCGGACGGTAATTAGTAAGCGAAGTCCTGAGATATTAACCGGTATTGGAATCGCTGGAATGATTACCACAACCGTAATGGCGGTTAGAGCAACGCCAAAAGCTCTTATCCTTATTGAGGATAAGAAGATTGAAAATGATACAGACAAACTCACCCCGGTTGAGACTATTAAAGCAACATGGACTTGTTATATTCCGGCTGCGGTAACTGGATGTATATCGGTGTTTTGTCTGATTGGAGCAAGTTCTGTAAATGTTCGCCGTAATGCCGCGTTAGCCACTGCTTATACCTTGTCAGAGTCTGCTTTGAAAGAGTATCAAGAAAAGGTAATCGAAACTATTGGTGAGAAGAAGGAACAATCTGTAAGGGATTCGATCGCCAAGGATAGAATTGAACGAGACCCCGTTACTAGTAAAGAAGTCATCATTACCGAAAGAGGTAATACTCTCTGCTATGATGTTATTTCTGGGCGATATTTCAAATCGGATATCGACAAATTAAAAAAGGTAGAGAACGAACTTAATAGACGGATGAGAGATGAAATGTATATTTCTCTTAACGAGTTCTATTATGAAATCGGTCTTAATCCGACCAGTATCGGTGATGATCTTGGATGGAATATTGATCACGGATACATAGAGTTGAGTTTCAGTTCGCAGTTGGCGGATGAAGGAACACCTTGTCTTGTGATTGATTATCAAGTCGCACCTAGATACGAATACAACAGGTAATTTTTGGTACGCGAAAAAAACACGTTCTTTAATGGAGAACATATAAACTATTTCTATATTTGAAAGGAGAAGATAAGATGGATACTAACGAAATCATGGTAAACGAAGAGGTTATTGAAACGACTGAGGGAATCGCAACAGCGGGTTCTGGAAAGGTTTTTAAGGTGGCAGCAGGTGTCGGTTTGACAGTTCTTGGAGGCTTTATAGCTTATAAGTATGTAATCAAACCGGTAATAGCTAAAATCAAAGCCAAGAAGGAACAGCAGATGATTAACGCAGAAGTTTATGATTTTGACGATGCCGAAATCGATGAGTAACTTGATGTACCTAAGTAAATAGGAACAGAGTTCTAGCGAGGGAGAGTACCTTTAACAGGGTGCTTTCCCTTTTTCTTTTTGAGATAAGAAAAAGAACAATAAGGTTCCAAACCGGGAACCCTCGTTCTAGTTCAATGAAAGGAGTAAACGTGATGGAGGAATACAAGCCAAATTCCCATAAATATAAGGAGGATCAAAATAGGTCTGCACCGGAGAAAAAAGTAGAGAAAGTGATTGCTGGGACAGTAAAATCTAAGAAAAAAAGCGAGATTCGGAAGTTTACGGACGTATTCATTTCAGAGGATATCGATAACGTAAAATCTTATATTTTGCTAGATGTATTGATTCCCGCAATCAAAAAAGCAATTTCAGATATTGTTACAAATGGTATTGACATGATACTTTACGGAGAAACAGGTAAGACAAAGAGTAATTCCACTGCCTCTAAGGTATCTTACAGGAGTTACTACGATGGAAGAAATGGCCGAAGAGATTATAGCGCGATTCGTACGAAAATCAGTTATAACTATGACGATATCATCTTTGATAATCGAGGAGAAGCCGAAGACGTCTTGTCAAGAATGGACGAGTTGATTTCTACTTATGGTTTGGTTAGTGTGGCAGATTTGTATGATTTGGTCGGCGTAACAGGAAATTATACAGATAATAAATATGGATGGACCAATATTCGAAGTGCATCTGTAATTAGAGTACGAGATGGCTACATGCTTAAACTACCCAAAGCCCTTCCGCTAGATTAGGAGGATTGTTATGAAAGGATATTTGACTTCATATGGATACATGGGTTTTGTTGCTGGGCGTTGGATATTATTCGCAACGGAATCCGAGTATTACGAATATTTGAATGAGGAGAGATAAAATGACAAGAGCAGAAACTCTAGATAGAGCCAAACAATGTGTATGCGGCCAGCGTGAAAATGAATACGGCTCCCCCGAAGATAATTTTCAGTCAATAGCCGCTTTATGGTCGGTGTATAAAAATACTGATTTCACAGCAACCGACGTAGCTATGATGATGGCATTACTTAAGATCGCTAGAATTAAGACCGGAACAGCAACCGAAGACAGCTTCGTGGATTTGGCCGGTTATGCGGCCTGCGGCGCAGAAATTGCATCTAATACTAATAAAGAAAAGGAGATTATCTGATTATGAAAAAAACAGAACTTATGACGACTGTAAGCAGTTCGTTTAACAAGATTGGTTTTAAGCTCAAAAAACATAGCCCTGAAATTCTCGTAGTAGCCGGTGTAGTCGGAACTGTTGTAAGTACAGTTATGGCTTGTAAAGCTACTACTAAAGTGAGTGATATTTTAGAAAAGGCTAAAGAAGATATCAACTCTATTCATGATTGTGCGGCCAATGAGGAGTTCGTAGAGGAATACACTCCAGAAGACGTTAAGAAGGATTTGACCATTGTTTATGTTCAGACTGGTATTAAGCTTGCTAAACTTTATGCTCCAGCAGTAGCTCTTGGAGCTCTGTCTATTGGAAGCATACTAGCATCGAACAACATTCTTCGTAAAAGAAATATAGCTCTCGCGGCTGCTTATGCTACGATTGATAAAGGATTTAAAGAATACAGAAATCACGTGGTAGAGCGTTTTGGCGAAGAAGTCGACCGCGAACTGAAGCACGGTATTAAGGCAAAGAAGATTGAAAAGGTTATAGTTGGCGAAGATGGTAAGGAAAAGAAAGTCAAAGATACCATCAGCGTTGTGGAAAGAGACTCATTGAGTGATTATTCTTTCTTCTTTGACGAGTCCAATCCTTATTGGGAAAAAGACGGAAACTATAATCGAATGTTTCTTCTAGCTCAGCAGCAGTATGCCAACGATAAACTAAGGGCAAACGGATATTTGTTTTTGAACGATGTGCTTGACGATCTTGGTATTCCGAGAACTAAAGCCGGTCAAATTGTTGGTTGGATATATAATCCCGAGAACCCTAATGGTGATAATTACGTTGATTTCGGAATTTACGAAACCTACCGAAGGGATGAAGAAGCTTTCGTAAAGGATAAAGCTATGCGTGAAAGATTTGGAAAAGAAATATACGAACGAGTAGTCATTCTCGACTTCAATGTAGATGGAAACATTTTGGATCTGATGTAATGAGTACGTCGAAAAAAAATACGAAGACTACCCTTTGATCTTTGGAAACGGTCTTAGGGTGGTCTTTTATATTTTAGGAGAACCTTTTATGCGAAAATTAAATAAGGTAATCATAGTCTCTCTGAGTGTGGTATTTATATTTATGGCTTGTAGTAATATTCCCATCAATGAAACCGAACCAATTACTTCGGTTATGCCGACTATCACTAA